AACGGCGCGGCGGCGGAGTCGTTCTCCGTCGCGGCGAACTCGACCGTGCACGACGTCCTCCGCTTCCACTCCACGAAGGACACGTACGCCGACTTCTCCGTGGCGTTCCCGCCCGACTGGGACGTGGACTCGCCGATCCAGGCGAAGGTGCTGTGGACGCCGTACAACACGGACGGCGCTACCGACCAGTGGGTCCGCTTCACGCTCGGCGCGAGGGCGTTCGGGGACGGCGAGGACCTCGGCGGCGCGATGCCGACGTCGCCCGTCAACATCGACGACCAGCTGAAGGCGTACGGCCAGGTGCACATGACCGGCGCGTCCGGGACCGTCCCCGTCGCGGGCACGGCGGTGGCGGGCAAGACCGTCCACTTCCAGCTCAAGCGCGCCTACCAGTTCAACAACGGCGGGGACGGCGTCGCGCTTGGCACGGGCGCGTGCGTCCTCGGCGTCATAATCCAGTACCGCCGCACGGCGGACCTCGCGGGGTGGTGACATGAACTCTTTCCTCTTGAACTCCAGGCGGGCCTTCAGGAAGTCGGGCGGGTCGGGCGTGTCCACGTGGACGTTCGACCTCGCCTCGCTCGAGTACATGAGGAAGTCGCAAGTCATCGACATCGACGCCGTCATACAGTGGATTCCGACGCCGGACGGGAAGCTGGTGATGCTCCCGGCGTATGATGGTGGCTACTCGTACGTCCGCAAGCGCGGCTACATGACGACCGACCCTGGCTACGACCCGCTCCATCCGCTCGACCTTCCGTACATCGGGCTCACGTCATCCACCGATGGCTACTACCAGGGCCAGAACAACATAAACTACTGGGGGAACGCCACGCCCACGGAGACGACGGCGATGTGCCTCGGCATGACGTTGGCCCCGGACGGGAAGCGCATCTTCCTGATGCTCCGGGCCATGCGGAACTCCGTCACGGGCGCGTTCTTCGCGTCCATCGACCTCGACGAGGCTTGGACGTTCGAGCCGGAGCTGATCCCGATGTCCAACATATACGGAAACCAGACGGTGCTCCCCTCGTGGGTGCGTGGCATCGACTGGGGCTCCATGACCTGTGTCCTGCAAGGCGGCGCCACGCGGCAGTTCGCCATGTCGACGGTCGGCCTCCCGGACACCGTGTTCAACAAGACCGTGATGCGGGTCGCGCACAACGGGTCGAGGATGTACACGCTTGGCGGCCGGTACGTCGCGACAGGAGCCGACGCGATCACGCAGTACTCGATGGCGGACCCGTTTGACGTCACCACGATGAAGCGGTCCAACACGGTGCTTTCGCTGAACTCGTACGCGGTGGACTTCGGAGGCAGCTCCACGATGTATCGCGACATCGTGATGTCGCCGGACGGGCTGCGTCTTTTCGTGCTCGGGCTGAACATCAACACCACGTACGATCCGCGGAACAATTCGTCCAACAACTCGTACATCTACGAGTTTGGCCTGTCCGTGCCGTACGACATCGGGACGGCCGAGCCCGTGAAGCGCGTCCGGTTGCAGGACACCGCGGTCGGGCTCTACGACTATGCGCCGACGATCGCGCCCACCGGCATGTTCATCGACGAGCAGAACGGCGGCGAGCGCATCTTCCTATACGACTCGCGCGTCAGGACCCTCTACCAGTTTAGCGTGACTTCACCGTCGTGAAGAAAGGAGAAAACCAATGACAACCAATGACATCATCAAGAAAATCTACGCTGCCGCCGTCAAGAAGGCCGCGCAGAAGAGCTTCGAGGACAAGAACACGAAGGTGGCCCTCGAAGTCGGAGGCGACGTCGCGGCCATCGGCCAGACGTGGATCGCCTCCTTCAAGGACGGGAACATCGACGCGACGGAGGAGCAGAACCTCAACGCCGTGTTCGGGGCGACCGTCGACAAGTGGGTCCCGAAGCAGGAGGGCATCGGCGTCAGCCTCCTCTGGGACGGCTTCTCGCTCTTCGGCCTCGGCTGGAAGGGCCTGAAGCACTACCTCGAGAAGTGGTTCGACCTGGAGCTCGACTGATGAGGCGGCTCCTTGCTGTCGCGCTCCTCGCCTGCGCGGGGTGCTGCAACCTCATGATGCGCCCGGACGCCGAGCAGAACCTCGGCCCGTACTGGTGCACCTGCGAGGTGGCGGAGACCCTCGCGATCCCGTTCTCCGAGCCGAAGGGCCCGGAGGGCGGCATCGCGAAGGCGTACTGCACGCTGCTCTTCCCGGTCATACTGATCGACCTTCCGTTCGACGCGGCGGCGGACACGGTGATGCTGCCGTGGGACCTCTGCCGCCACACGTGGGGGCTGTGGTGAAGGGGAAGACCATAACGATAGACCGCATCGACGCAGAGCTTCTCCTGGAGCTCTGCGCCATGACGTTCAAGGACAGGCCCTCGCTCGACCTGTGGCAGACGAAGCACGTCACGTCCGTGCTCGCCGCGCACCTCGTCAAGGCCCTCGGCTTCGGCGAGCGCGAGGAGAGGGCCCTCGAGTCCCTCATGAGATACACGAAGGAACCCGGCTTATGCGCAAGATGCTCTGTGTTCTCGGCGCGTGCGCGCTCCTCGCGCTCGGCTGCCGCTCCATATCCGTCCACAAGCACGACCCCGTCGTGTTCGTCCCGCCGGGGCAGACCAACGTCGTCTGCGTCGTCGAAGGCGGCTGGGACGCGAGCTACTACTCCTACGGCGTCTGGACGTCGTTCGGGTCGCTCGGCGTCACCATCGGGACGAACGTCGTCTCGCTGACGCTCAACGACCTCAACTCCGACGTCTCGACCAACCACACGCAGATAATCGTGGCGGGCGGCGAGGCGGCGGGCGAGATCGCCGAGCACATCGTGGACGCCCTCAAGAAGGTGCCGTGACCTACAAGACGAGACACGGGGTCGACTGGCCCGCCGAGATGTGCGACGCGTTCATCGACATGACCGTCGCGAAGAAGTGGCGCCAGTTCAAGGCCGAGTACGGGATCGAGTTCAAGGACCCGTGGGTCCCCCTCCTCGACGCTGCGAAGGCCCTCATCCCGGAGCAGTACTTCAAGGTCCCGCCCTGGACGGAGGAGCACTTCCACGACTGGGTGATGGCGAAGAAGGGCTGCATCACCTGGGGGTGCGCCTCGTGCGGCAAGTCGAACGACTACGGCCTCCTCATGCTCCTCGACTGGATCACCGACCCGTTCGACACGGTGATCCGCCTCGGTTCCACCGACAAGCAGTCGCTCAAGTCGCGCTCGTGGAACGCCGTCGTCACCTACTTCGCGGCGCTCCGCCGCAACAAGCTCGGGCTCGCGATACCGGGCAAGTTCTCCAAGTCCGGCTACGCCGTCCTGAACGACGACGCGGACGACTCGCCCGAATCGGTTGGCGAGAAGGCCGGGATAGTCGGCGTCGCCGTGAACGACAGCGAGGACTCCGGCAAGCTCCAGGGCGCGCACGCGAAGTACGTGCGCCTCGTCATCGACGAGCTTGCCACCATCACGCACCACGACAACATACGCAAGGCCATGCAGAACCTCCGCGTGGGCGCGATCGACTTCCGCTTCTTCGCCCTCGCGAACCCCGGCTCGTGGGAGGATGAGTCGTGCCAGTACTGCATACCTCCGGGCGGCCCCGCCGCCGTGAACGTGGACACGGGCCTCTGGACGTCGACTCGGGGGTTCCTCGTCCGGCACCACGACGGGCTCAAGTGCATCACGGTGGTCCACCCCGAGAAGGCGGCGGAGTACCCGTTCCTCCTCACGCGGGAGGTCGTCGCGCAGAACCTCGCCGACTGCGACGGCAACGCCGACGCCGCGATGTACTGGCAGATGGTGCGCGGGTTCCCCGTCCCCGGCGCGACGGGCGTCCCGACCGTGCTTGACCCCAAGGTCGCCGCGCAGCAGCGCGTGACCGAGCGCGCCGACCGCGCGCACAGGATCGTCGCGTGCGCCGCCGGCATCGACCCCGCGTGGTCGGAGGGCGGCGACGACGCGGTGCGCGTGAGGTGCTTCCTGCGCATCGACCAGTTCTCGCGCCCCTACCTCGACTTCACCGACGGCGTGCAGAAGCTCCCCATCCTCGCGTCTGACCCGCGCCCGCCCGTCCAGCAGATGCGCGACAGGGTGATCGACATCATGCGCGCCCCGGGCGAGGCCCCGTTCCACAACACGGCGGTCGACGCGTCCGCGAACCAGGGCCTCGCCGACGACCTCCTCATCTACGCGGGCGCGGACTGCCTCGCCGTCAACAACTCCGTGAGGGCGTCGGAGCTCCCGCTCCGCGCCGCGAAGGAGACGCGCCCGGCGCGCGAGATCGTGTACGACCGCGGCACGGAGGCGTGGTGCGTCCTCGCCGAGTTCTGCAAGGCGGGCCAGGTGCGCGGACTCCCGGCGGAGGCGCTCCGCGCCCTCTGCTCCCGCCGCTTCATGACGCGCGGGGCGTCGGGGACGGTCGTCTCGCCCCTGCGGCTCGAGGACAAGAAGCACTTCAACGCCCGCTTCCGCAAGTCCCCCAACGAGGCCGACGCCTGCGCGCTCGCGGCGCTCATCGTCAAGGAGCGCATCGGCCTCCTCCCGTTCGGCTACGTCGTCCCCGTGCAGCCGAACGCCATGTTCATGTCCCGGCCCGCCGACCCCGGGTTCCGCGTCCCGCAGTCCGCCGGGTACGACGCCGACGCCGCCGACGGCGACGACACGTTCGCCGACGACGGTTGAAAACGAACCCCGTTTATGGTATAATTACGCCCGCAAAACCAATGACTTCCTGTTCCCACACGTCAGACGAGGCCCGCAAGTGGGTCGAGTCCCTCTCCGACCGGTGGAGGCTCCAAATCCTCTCGAGGCGCTTCAGGCTCGACAGGAAGACCGGCAAGCGCACGGAGCTCCCCGTGCGCATACGCCGCTTCGTCGAGGGCTGCCCCTGGTCGCTCGTCGACGCCGCGGTGAAGCACCTCCTCTCGCTCGCCCCGTACAAGGGCGTGGTGTACAACGGCGTCCCGATCGACGGCGAGTACGTCCCGACCCTCACGACGTGGAAGCGCGACGACCAGGACGAGGTGGAGTCGCCGACCGCGGCGCGGAGGAACGACGGGACCTACACGCTCGTCCAGGACCTCGTCGAGTCCGGGAGCTTCGACTCCTACTCGACCGGCTCCTCGTCGAGCTGCATGGAGGAGGTCGTCTCCGAGTGGCGGTGGGACGAGGGCTCGATCGAGGACGTGCCCGCCGGGTCGCAGGGCGTCACCTACGCGGTCCAGGCCGTGAGCCGCAACGAGGACGGGACGTTCGACTACGCCATCGTGAAGCGCACCGCCAAGACCGTCGGCGGGACGTGGGCCGTCCAGAAGGACGACGCCACGCAGAAGGTCGAGGTCGCCGTCTGGGACAACGTGTACGGCGAGCCCGGCTCGTTCGAGGCCGACATCCCGAAGGCCGGGACGAGCGGTGGCAAGGAGACCGTCCTCTCGTGGACGATGAACAACGACTGCACATGGCGCGTGCAGGCGACGAGGACGACGAGGAAGGCGGTGAAGTCCGACGAGGGCTGCCGCAAGGACATCTTCAAGCACGAGCACGTCGAGGGCAGGTCGGGGCAGTCCGCGCCCCTCGGCGACGCGCCGGCGGCGTCCGGCGGCAAGGTGACGCGTCACGACAGCAGGCACCAGGACGACGGCACGTACGAGAACCGCACGACCGTCGAGCAGGAGCTCCCCGTCTCCGGCGCGTCCGTCGAGATACGGGTCGGGAGGAAGGGCGTCCGCCGCACGACGGTCGACCGCAACCAGCCCGCGCCCGTGACCGGGACGACGCCCGCGGTCGGCGGGAGCGTGAAGAGCGACCGCACGCCGGGCGGGCTCTACGACAACACCGTCTCGACGTGGATCAAGTCCGCGCTCGCGAAGGTGGCGAGCGTCTGCCGCCTCGACATCTTCTCCCACAGGCACGAGACCACGCACGCGGGCGGCGACACCGTCGACGCGTCCGACGTGCCTGCGGCGGGCGGCGGCGTCGTCCACACGCGCCGCTCCGAGATGGACGACGAGGGCGCCGTCTCCAACACCGACATCGTCGAGACGGAGCTGCCCGTGAAGGGCGCGAGGGAGTCGTGGGCCGTCACGGCGCGCGGCGTGAGGCACTCCGTCACCGACAGGAACGTGCCCATCGACCGCACGGCCCCCGGCTGGTCCGCCGACAAGATCGGCACGACCAAGACCGTGGAGGTGACTCCCGGCAACCTCGCCAACATCACCGTCGAGCAGTTCGACCGCACCGGCAGAAAGCTGAAGGTCGGCACGTCCTGCGAGAAGACCGTCTTCGAGCACACGCACTCCGACACCGAGGTGGACCCTGCGGGCTCCGTCCCCGGACACGTCGCGGACGCGGGCGGCGGAACGCGCCGCAGGGTCGAGTCCACCGTGGACGAGAACACCGGCGCCGTCACGACGCGCACGACGGAGACGACGGAGATACAGCAGGACAACGGGACGCAGGGTTCGCAGGACAAGCTGACGAAGACCGACGTCGTGTCCACCGTGAACGGGGGCCCGGCGGGCTCCATCCCCGCGATCGGGTCGGTGCGGAGCTCCATGACCCCCGCCGGGAAGTACAACACGACCGTCGAGACCGTGACCCCGAAGACGGTGGAGGGCGGAGGCGAGGAGAAGGACAAGCTCCACTCGACCAAGATCGAGATAACGCGCAACGCGCCCTCCGCGAAGACGTCCGCGCCTGGCGCGATCGGCTCCGCGCGTTCCACCCCGACGGCCCACGGGTTCGACGTCACGACGGAGCAGGTCACTCCGGTCCAGGCGACCGCGACGGGCGGCGAGAGCGACGCCCTGCACTCGTCCGTCATCGAGACCGTGCGCAACGCCTCGGGCGTGCCCGGCGTCCCGCGGCTCGGCTCCGTCCGCGCGCAGCCCACCGCCTACGGGTTCGACTACACGAGGGAGACGATCACCGTCAAGTCGGGCGTCGCGGCGAGGGCGAGCATCAACACGAAGTACTTCAAGGCGGAGGCCGTGGCGTTCTCGAACTACGACCCGAACTCGGTCTCGTCGCTCGTGCAGCAGCTCGGCTCCGCCGTCTCCGGCTGGGCGGCCGTGGGGGACGGTGTCGTCCCGTCGATGCACTTCAGCTTCTCGATGCACCTCAACCGGTACGGGAAGGTCGAGGGCTCCGCCGTCGCGACGTGCTCCATCCCGCTCACGGCGGGCATGAGCAAGGTCGTCGCGTCGGTCCACTGGATTCAGAACCAGACGCAGTTCTCCCCCGTCATGGGCCAGGGCAACACGCTCGCCGGCATCATCAAGTCGGAGCGCGTGTCTACCGTCCTCTTCGCGACGGGCTTCGGCGCCGCGGCGCTGAAGGCCGTCGTCGGCTCGCGGAACCACTCCCCCGGCACCCACGTCACCTACAACCCGTACACCGGAGGATGGTCGGCCTCCTGCGTGTGGCAGGCCAACCCGACCGTCACGTTCAGCCCCGCGTAGTGAGGAGATTTCATGGAAGGCGAGATTTTCGGCATAAGCGACTCCGGCGCCCCGCAGCAGGACTTCGGGCTCGTCCCTCCGATCGGGGGCGGGTCCGGCGGCGGCGGCACGCCCATGCGCTTCATCGTCTCGGGCGAGGACTACGTCGTCGGCGTCGTCGTGTTCTCCGACACGGCCCTCGCCTCGGCGGTGTCGCAGCCGCTGACGATCCCGTGGGACCAGGCGCAGGAGTCGTGGGCCGACTTCAAGACGAGCACGCAGGAGGCCATAGACGCCGCCATCGCGGAGCTCCAGTCGCAGCAGGGCTCGAACCCGACGCAGTACTACTACGACATCCTCCGCTTCGACGACCGCGGCGCGGTGCGCCCGATCGGCGGGGGCGACGGGAACGCCGTCCAGCGCCTCCTGTTCGGCGGCTACGCGGACATCCTCCTCGCCGGCGACGGCTCCGACCTTCCCGACGGCGCCGACGTCCAGGTGCTCGACACGGAGGAGTGCGAGTACTACGCCGCCGTCAACGGCTGGGGCGAGGAGAACGAGACCGGAGGGGAGGACTCGCCCTAATGGCGATCGTAGCGGGAGAACCCGGGCTCGACCCGCGCTACCTCCACGTGGCGCGGCCGGACGACGGCGCCGATCCCCGGTGCATCGGCAAGCTGCTGTTCTCGCCCGAGTACAGGAAGGTGACGCGCAGCGTGTCGCCGAGGTTCGTCGCGTGCGTCGCGGACATGCTCGTGAAGACGACGTGGGGCTCGAGGTACGCCGTCGCGACCTGCACCCGCGAGACCGAGTTCCGCATCGCCCCCATACACTTCAACGACGTGACGCGCCGCTCCGGCCGCCAGTACGGCGGGGCGGAGACGCGCATGGTTGTCGAGAAGGCGAAGGGCTCCGACGAGTGGAAATGCTTCTCCGACCACGACGAGGCGGACTTCTCCGCGTCGTACGAGCACGTCCTCAAGATGGGCTCGTACCAGAACGTGCAGTGCCTCGCCGTCATGGTCGCGACCGACGAGACGGTGGCGAGGGCCGCGTCGCTCGTCGAGCCCGTGCAGCTCGACCCGCCCACCGCCACGCCGGGCTTCATAGACGAGACCGCGTGGTACGGCGTCATGGCGAACCCCGTGGAGCCCACGCCCTTCCCGGAGCCGTACCCCGCCAACGTGTTCGCGGTCGCCGCGCGCGTGACGCAGCCGTTCGACGCCTCGCTCGCGAGGGTCTCCGGCGCGCCCGGCGCGTCGTCCCTCTCGTTCTCCGACGGGGAGGGCGGCACGGTGTCCGGCAGCGTCATGGCGCTGAAGTACGACATGAACGGAGTCGCCGCCGCGTTCGTGGCGTCGCTGAAGCGCCTCTCCGAGAGCGAGGGCGAGGAGGTGTCCGGCAAGTTCTACCCGGACTACCGCGCCTTCGCCGCGCTCCCCGGCTCCGCGCTCGACCACTACCTCTACGTGTCGGCCGCGGACTACCAGGCCATGAAGCGGGAGGCGGAGGCCGCGACCCGCGACATGCGCCAGGCCGGGCTCAAGACGAGCAGCCAGGTGAGCTACTACGAGAGCGCGCTCAACACCTACGACTCGAACGCGACGGGCCGGGTCCTCCTCGCCGGGAACGACGGCCCGCGCCTCTGGAGCGTCATCACCCCGGACGTCTCGATGTCCGGCGGCGTGACGGCGATGGCCCTGTACCCGCCCAAGCCCTCCGAGGAGGACGATGGGCACGAGAAGACGGCCTGCGAGAAGTTCGGCGGCACGTCGTGGAAGCACATGCCGCAGGAGAACATGCTCGGCGAGGGCGTCTCCGTGAAGGCGGGGGCCGACGCCGCGTACGTGTCGTTCTCCGTACCGGTGAAGCTCCTGCGCGCCCCGACGGAGGCCGAGCTCGAGGCGGACCCCGACCTCAAGTTCGTCGTCGCGGAGGAGACCTCCGTCGGCTTCCAGATGCGCATCGACCGGCAGCTCAAGAGCTCCGCCGTCCGCGCGCTCGTCGCCGACGAGTACGACTCCATGCTCCGGGAGCTCGAGCGCGAGGAGCAGCTCATGTCCGACCGCGGCAAGTCCATCGGGACGAAGCTCCGCGAGCTCGTCGCCGAGAAGATGATCTTCCCGTCCGGCCTCGTGAACGCCGAGGACGACAAGTACGTCCCGCTGCCCGACAGCTCCGACGACCTCAAGGACCCGCCGTTCACCGAGCAGTACTCGATAGGCCGCACGCCCATCGACTACCACACGGCGAAGGACCTCCGCGAGCTCCTCGGCATGGCGGAGCCGGAGAAGCCGGGCTACGGCCCGGACATCGAGGGGAACGCGACGTGGTTCTCGGAGCTGCCCGTCGGCTCCGCGCACCGGTTCTGCGGCTACGCGTACCAGACGGACGACAAGGGCGTGCCGACGGAGAGCGGCCTGGCGATCACGAAGGCGTGGTCGTGGGACAGGCACGGGGACAACCACTACCTGCAACAGGTCCAGGAGCTGAAGAACGGAGGCGGATCGTGATATTCGACGTGAAGACAGGCAAGGCTTCCAGGCTCGTCAACGCCTACACGGGCGAGCCGATGAAGGTGAAGCTGTACGTGGGGCCCGGCGGAGACCCGATGCTCTTCGCCCCCGACGAGTTCACCCCGTCGGCGTACTTCGACGAGCCCGACAGGATCGCCGGGTACGCGACGTGCCTCTACACGGGCGAGCCGCTGGCACTCGAGCGCGACGACAACGGCTGGCGATGCGAGGGCGGGTTCGATCCGCGCATGATGCGCCCCGTCGACGAGTTCCTGCGCCTCGCCTCGATGAGGAACGGCGAGTCGCCGTACCCGGAGGCGGGCGAGAGGACGCGCGTCTCGCCGGTCGAGGAGGCCCCGCCTCCCCCGACCGAGGAGGCCGTGGAGCAGACCGACGAGGCCCTGCGCGTCGCGGAGGCGACCGTGGCCGCGCACAAGGACGCCGTGGGGCTCAAGGAGAGTTCCACCGTCTCGATGCACGTCCCGTCCAAAAAGAAGGGAAAGAGGTAGTATGGCGTACTTCAAGAACGTGAACGTCGCCCCTCCCTGCGGGTTCTTCTTCGAGCTGAACGGCGAGAAAGTCTCGGCCCGCCACTTCTGCGACATCGAGCGTCCGGTGCGCGAGATGCTCCGCAAGGCCGGGCTCACGTGCACCGTCGAGGAGGCGGTCGCCAACTACATGTGCCCGCGCATCGACGAGGCCGACTGGATGTGCACCGGTTCGTTCCGCCCGTCGCCGATAAGGCCGGCGGAGGCCCTGCGCAACTCCCTCGCCGAGGTGGAGGGCAGGGAGCTCGTCCCGTTCGACGTGGTGGAGCGCCGCCTGCGGGCGTGCCTCGCGTGCCCCATGCACACGCGCAAGTTCTGCGTGACGTGCACGGGCCACCTCGAGCGCGTCCTCGCCGCGTTCGGCGGGCGCCGCCCCAAGGTGCCGGAGGACGCGGGCTCCGGGATATGCAAGTGCTGCAAGGCGTACGAGTCGGCGATAGCGTCCGTCGCGTACGCCCCAGGCGAGAACACATGGGAAGGCACGCCCGAAACGTGCTGGAGGAGAACGACATGAGCTTCAGCGGATTCAACGTAGTCGAGAAGTCCGGCAAGCCGGCCAAGCGCAGGTTCTCGAACCCGCAGGCCGTCCGCGCCGTGTACCAGAAGCTGACCGAGGACGACCTCACGGAGGCGCGCCGCCGGTCGAAGATACTGAAGATGTACGCGGGGAACCTGCCGTACAACCCGGAGGAGCTGAAGCAGGCGGGCGCGAAGAACATCGCCAACATCAACTTCCTCGGCATGAAGGGCGCGATCGACGACCGCGCCGACGTGATCCTGCGCCTGTCGTCCGACACGGCGAACCTCGTCGAGTTCCGGCCCCTCCGACGCGAGGTGGCGGGCCCGGCGGCCGAGCACATCGCGACGGTCGTCGCCGAGGAGTTCTCGTACACGCTGCGCGACGTCGGCAAGTTCATACCCGCCCTCGCCATGATGAACAAGGAGGCGGACCTCTACGGGCTCGGCCCCGTCACGTGGGCGACGAGCGACGACTACAACCCCGTCGCGCTCGAGCGCGCGCAGGTCCGCTTCATCGGCAACGGCCCCGTCCACTCGGCGGAGCACGACCTCTTCATGTTCGAGTCGGTGCTACCCGCGTCGTACCTCTTCTCCATCCTCGACAACGAGGACGAGGCGGCAGCCGCCGGCTGGAGCCCGAAGCTCGCGAAGGAGTGGCTCGTCAAGGTGTTCCGCGACGGCTACGAGACGGCGGCGGAGCCCGGCACCGCGCCCGGCACGTCCATCGTCGAAACGCAGATCTCCCTCATGCGCCGCAACATGTTCGAGGAGGAGCACCAGTTCGACGAGCTGAAGGTCATCCACGCGTTCGTGCGCGAGATGGCGTGGCCCCGCGGCATCACGCACCTCATCATCCCGGCGAACGTGCCCGGCGACAACGAGTCCGACTTCCTCTTCGCCCGCGAGAACGCCTTCGCGAAGATGGACGAGTGCTTCATGTGGTTCCCGTACTCGATCAGCGAGCGCTACGCCCGCTCGGTGCGCGGGCTCGGCTCGTACCTGTTCGCGCCGGAGGCGGCCGCGAACCGGCTCAAGTGCGCGTTCCTCGACTCCATCTTCCGCAACCTGACGATCATGTTCACGCAGGCGTCGGGCGGCAGCCAGCAGGCGCTCACGCTCAACGAGCAGGGGCCGTTCACGTTCGTGCCGAAGGAGTTCACCCCGGTGCAGAACAACGTGAAGCCCGACCTCCAGTCCTCGCTCCAGGCGATACAGTACGTCGACTCGCTCGGCGTCATGTCCGTCGACGGGACGAGCAAGGGCTCGCTCGCGACGACCGGCCCGAAGATCTTCCAGGGCTCCGACCGACAGTCGAAGGCCGAGGTGGAATTGCAGCAGCGGCTCCGCTCCCGCAAGGACGAGGCCCTGTTCACGCAGCGCCTCCAGATCGTCGACAAGGTGGTGCGCCAGAGCTGCATGAGGTTCCTGAAGCTCGTCGCGCGCGCCGCGCAGGGCGACCCCGTCGTCCCCGCCGACTACCCGGAGGTCCCCGAGTTCATCGAGCGGTGCGCGAAGCGCGACGTGCCCGTGGAGCAGATACTCGCGATCCCGACCATGTACACCGTGGTCACGTGCCGCGACCTCGTCCTCGGCTCCGAGGGGAAGGTAGCCGTCCTCGGCGAGATTCTCGGCGGGCCGGGCGCGGGCATCCTCGACGAGACGGGGCGCCGCAACGCCATGCGCGACGCGATCCAGCTCCGCTGCGGCGTGACCGCCGCCGACCGGTACATACCCGAGGTGAGCCGCGACCGCGCGCCGTCCGACCAGTCGTCGTTCGCCGCGCTCGAGAACGACATGCTCGAGCTCGGCAGGCCCGTGCGCGTCGGCCAGGACCAGCTCCACTGGGCGCACATCCCCGTCCACGCCGAGGTGCTCCAGCGCATCGTCGAGGCCGTCGGCGCGCCGGAGGACAACAGCCCGGCCCAGGGCGAGGGCCAGGCCGCGCAGGTGGACGACCCGAGGCAGGCGCTGTCCGTGCTCGTCTCCACGTCGCAGCACATACAGGAGCACCTCGCCATCGGCAGGCTCCAGCCCGGCATGGAGGCGCAGACCAAGCAGATCGAGAAGATGCTGCGCGACCTCCGCCCGACGATCAAGTCCCTCAACCTCGCCGTCGCCACGCAGGAGCGCGTCGAGGAGGCGGAGCGCGAGAGGCAGCAGCGCGAGCTCGAGGACCTCCAGCGCAGGGCGGACGAGAACGAGGTGCGCAAGGCGCAGATCGAGGCCGACAAGAAGGCCGAGACCGAGCGCTACCGCATCGACCGCGAGCACGAGGTCGCGCTCCACAGGCTCGGCCTCGAGCGCGAGACGGCGGGCGCGAGGCATGACCTTGACGCCGGGACCGCGGCCGCCGACGCGGCGCGCAAGGACGCGACCGCGGCGGCGGACATCGAGCGCCAGCGCCGGATGGACCAGGCCAAGCTGAACGCCGCGAGGGCGGTGCGCCGCTTCAACTCCGTGCAGGACGCGACGGGGTTCGGCCACACGTCGCCCGCCGACGTCGTCGGAGGGGGCGAGGAGGATTTCTCCGCCGTATGACGCGGCGGGGATTCGTGAACAACCAAACAAGGAAGAGTGAAACATGATGACACCCGAACAGAAGAAGCAGGCCGAGGAGGCCCTCGCCAAGCAGATGGCCGCCCAGAAGGCGGCGGAGGAGGCCGCGGCCAAGGAGGCGGCGGAGTTCCAGAAGATGCTGGAGACCCCGCTCGAGGAGGCGGAGGCGCGCAAGATGCTCGCCGACTGCGACGTCAAGCTCGCGCAGCTCGCCGTCGTCCGCGCCAAGAAGCTCGACGAGCTCAACCAGATCGACCTGTCCGTGAGGATGGTGACGTTCGACCGCTCCGTGGTCGCGCGCCGCGCCCTCAACGCGTGCAAGCCGGCGGAGGCCAAGTCCTGATGGACTCCCCCGCGAGACAGCGGCTCGCGCAGGTGTCGCCGGACGGGTACATCGCCCAGTCCGGCGTCGCCTCGTTCCGCCGCAGGCTTATCGACCCCGCGAGCGCGGAGGAGTTCCACGCGTGGGCGGAGAACCCGCTCACCGTGCTCCTGCGCTCGGCGCTCCAGGACCTCGTGGTGAACGGCCCGCTCGGCATGGCGAACCCGCCGACCGACGTGGCCGTGCAGTACGGGTTCACGTCCGGGCTGTCGCTCGCGCTCCAGCTTATCACAGACCCGTCCATCGTGTTCCCGGAGGTGTTCCGCGGCAGGGCGGCGTCGGCGAAGCCGATGCCCGACCAGACGTTCGACACCGACCCCGAGGACGCGCTGGGCACATGAGGAGACATTGACACATGAGCGAACCAGCTCCAGTTCCGCAGAGGCCGGGCATGCCGGCCATACAGCCTTCGGGCGAGCCGCAGCCCTTCACGGCCGCGCAGCCCGCCCCTCCCGGTGACGGGCAGCAGGTGAGCGACGCCGCGACGTCGTTCGCCGCCGAGGTCCTCGGCGCGATGCTCGCGAAGCCCGAGGGGATCGCCCCGACGCAACCCCCGCCCGAGCCGCAGCCTGCGCCGCCCCCGGCCCAGCCGCCTGCGCCGCCCCCGGCCCAGCCGCCCGCGCCGGTCACTACGCCTCCGCCGGGGCAGCCGCCCGCGCAGCCCCAGCCGCCCGCGCAGCCCGCCGTGGCGGACAGGTACGCGCAGCAGCCGGCGGACCCGCTCTCGACGCTCGCGCCGCTCCCGGAGGTGCCCAACGCCCCCGACGTGCCGACGCCGCAGAACCTCACCGACCAGCAGAACCACGCCTTCGCGGACCTCCGCGCCCGCATGACGCAGAACCGCCGGATGGCCGAGGAGTACCGCGGCAAGTACAACGAGCTCGTCGAGAGCACGAAGAAGTTCATCGACGAGAAGGCGTCGTTCACCGACCAGCTGAACCAGAAGGACGAGAGGATCAGGCAGCTCGAGGACGACCTCGGGCGCATGGACCTCGAGAAGTCGCCCGCGTTCCGCGAGCGCTTCGACACGCCCCTCGAGAAGCTGTGCGGCGAGATCGCCGGGGTGTTGCAGCAGAACGGCGTCGGGCAGGACGAGTCGTTCGCGCAGGCCGAGGCCGTGATGACCGCGAGGCCGGAGGACCTCGGGCGCCTGCTCGGGACGCTTCCGACGATGTCGCAGGGCGAGATTCTCGTCCACGTCCGCGACGCGCAGAAGCTGCTCGCCGACCGCGACCGCGAGCTCACCGACTGGCGCAACTCGCAGATCGGCCAGGAGGCCGTCGCCACCCGGCAGTCCGCGATCGAGACGGCGCAGCGCGTCGCCGCGATGGCCGACTCCGCCGTGACGATACTCCGTGGCCTCACGCCGGAGGGAGGGCTCCCGCCCGCCTACGCCGTCACCGACCGCGAGTTCGCCGCCGACCGCGACGCCCGCGAGGCCGCCTTCAAGGAGTGGCTCGCCCGCGCCCCGGAGGAGCAGAAGTTCGCCGCGATGCTCGAGGGCTACATGGCCCCGAAGACGTACGAGATGCTCCGGCAGACGATGGAGGAGAACCTCCAGCTCCGCCGCGCCCTCCAGTCGCGGCAGACGTTCTCGCGCCCGCCGGTCCTCCCGGTGTCGCCCGCGCCCGCCGCGCCTCCCGCGAAGCCGCCGGAGCCGGACGCCCCCAAGGCGTTCGCGCCCGCCGGGCAGCCGTCCGACGCCGCGTCCTTCGCCGCGGAGTTCGTGCAGCAGGCCGTCGCCGGGATGCAGTAAAGTCCGCGCGAGACAGGCGGAAAAGGCCCCTTCGGAGCGGTTCCGAGGGGGCTTTTCCGTACCCTCTTGCAATCGGCGGGCGGTTTGTGGTATAATATGCGGCGACGGTGTATAAGATTCCCTTCCCGTCGGGGAGCCTGAACTCGGGTCTATTCCGTCAGCCCGGACGGCGCGGTCGGTGGCAACGACGCCAGCCGACGACAAACAAGGCACTACCGACAACCCATTCTGCGCAGAGCGCAGAGGAAGGAATCAAACAATGGCAATCACGTTCAACGCTGACGGCTCCACCAGCGGAGCCGCATCCGTGGGAGACCTGTACTCGACCTTCACCTCGAAGAAGCCGGTCACGACCTCCCTCTCCCCGTACGACATCAGGGATTCCCTGAAGCTCAACATCCACGATCCCGCCGGCGACACGGCGCGTCCCAACGTGGGCATCCAGGGCCCGTGGGCCAACCCCCACGAGGCGAACTTCGGCGGACAGTCCTTCAACGAGGGCGCTGGTACGTACTACAAGTACAATCAGATGCTCATGACGTTCGCGCAGAACTTCGACGTGTTCACGCAGCGCAAGGAGATCGAGAGCCCGCACTGGTGGTTCTCCCGCATCCCCCGCGGCGCGTTCAAGCTCTTCAACGGCGTCGTCAACGAGACCCGCATCTACCGCGGCGGACTCTCGACCTACGCGGGCCTCTCGCAGTGGGAGGACATCGACCCGTACCCCGACGGCCAGCATGACCCCTGCGCCCCGCTCAAGTACGACACGTACAACTACGGCTGGGAGACGCTGGCGTGGAAGGGCAAGAAGGCCGGCTGGGGCTCCGACCCGATCTGCCTCGACACCCTCAAGTTCGTCAACCAGGCCATCGAGCAGCTGGGCTGGATCCTCGACACGGGCGTCAAGTACGGCATCGACATGCAGGAGGTCTGGAACCGCGACATGTTCATCTACCAGACGGTGATGGCGGGCCACTCCTACCTGATGACGTCCGAGTTCGACGGCGTCGGCTCGCCCCTCGCTCCGCGCTTCGTGTACCAGCCGTTCTGCAAGTTCGGCAACTCGGGCGCCGACGGCACGGCGAACAAGACCTACGTCGACAAGCCGTTCATCGTGTTCGACGCCTCCGTCCCGCTCGAGCCCATCAACTTCGACGTGCTCGACCAGGTGCGCGAGTACCTGAAGACGATGTGCCCCGAGGCCGCGGTCGGCCGCATCGGCACGGAGCCGATGTTCGCCCTCGCCGTCAGCCACGACGACGTGGAGCGCTACATCCGCGCCAACGAGGAGGAGCGCCGCTACTGGATCGAGGCCAATCCGCAGGCCCTCATCCAGCACTACGGGTTCGCGCCGACCACGTTCCGCCGCTGGGCGATCACGAACGACGGCAACCAGCTCCGCTTCAAGCTGAAGAAGTACATCGCCAACTACACCGCGTCGAGCAGCACCGACACGGACGACGGCGAGCACCCCATCAGCTACGGCAACGTGGGCAAGAAGGAGTTCGAGGGCAAGGCGGTGTGGATCGCCGAGTACGTGCCTCCGCGCATCGCGGGCCGCACCGGCGTCAACGGCGCCGGCATCCCGACCGCCAACCCTGAGTACTACATGGCCGAGATCGCGATCGCGCCGGTGTTCATGAACAAGATCTTCACGAACCTGTTCGTGCCGTCGGTCAACACGCTCGGCTCCGGGACGTACTTCGGGCCGGTCACGGGCCTCAACGGCAAGTGGGCGTGGCGCAACATCGTCAGCTGGGACAAGAACCCCGAGGGCAAGATCGGCAACTTCTACGGCACCTTCGAGATCGTGCCGAAGCCCGACACCTGCGTCTTCGAGGCGTGTTCGTTCCTGTACCGCCGCTGCACGAAGGCCATGCCTTCGATCTGCCCCGAGGCGAACACCAAGATCAACCCGGGCTACACCCGCAAGGGCGCCCTGGTGGGCAGCATGGTGGTCGGCTCCAACACGAGCACGACGGCGACCAAGACCGTGACGACCGTGACGCTCAAGACCAAGGACCCCATCGCGGCCCAGGTCGGCGACACCGCCACGATCAAGGCCGGCGCCCTCTCGAACGCCAGCACGCCCACGGCCGCCGCCGCGTCCGGCGTCGTCATCGGCGCCCCCACGCCGAAGACCGTCGTCGTGCAGCTCGCGTCCGCCAGCGCGATCGTGCTCGCCGCGGCGGCCGACTCGTCCACGCCGACGAACCTCACCACGGTCGACGACGGCGAGCTCGTCATCTCGTGACGAGAGGGAGGGGCGCGGACGCGAGCCCGCGCCTCTCCCGACACGGAGACCCTGCCATGACCTACACCCTCGGACAGCTCAAGAAGCGGCTCCATGCCTCGATCCACGCGTACGGCGTCACGGACGTCCGCGACGCGGTGAACAGGGCGGTGGAGAACCTCGCCGGGCTGAACGGGTGGGAGTGCCTGCGCAGGGTCGTCCGCATCATTACGGTCGGCCCCGGGTTCACTCTTCCCCAGGGGTCGGCCGGCCTCGTGAGGGTCTGCGTCAACGGCAGGCCGCTCACCGTGCGCGGGCAGGACTTCCGCTTCGTGCACTCCGGCCCCGGCGACATCGACATGTCCCGGCCGCCCGACGGCTTCACGCCCGTCCCGATGCGCAACGTCGTGGACATGGGGTTCAAGCCCGTCATCGTCGAGCCCGAGCGTCCGTTCCGGCTCTTCGCGATCTCCGACTCGGAGGCCCCGCAGCCTCCCCTGCGCGTCACCGTGACGCGCACCGACGGGAGGGTCGCCGGATTCGACCTCTCCGTCTACAGCAAGGCGAAGTACGACGCCCTGCACAACCTCGTCTCCGGCTGCGAGCCGGAGGACGCGGTCCCCGACGACACGCAGGCGCAGGTCGTCGACGACATTGTGATTTCCGACTCGTGCGACGACTACCTCACGCTCTACGCGGAGGACGTGTCGACGGGCGAGCGGTTCCCCATAGCGGTGTACCACCCCGAGGTGAAGAACCCGCAGTTCCGCCGGTACTCGATCATGGGCGCGGACCCCCGCGCGCCGGTGGACGTCCTCGCGGAGGTCAGGATCGACCCGCTCCCGCTCGTCAGGGACTCCGACGCCCTGCCGTTCGAGGGCATCGACCCCGTGGAGTGGATGATCAACTACAACTGGTGCATGAAGGCCGGCGAGGTGGACAAGGCCGACAAGTTCAAGGCGCAGGCGGTGCAGTGGCTGAAGTCCTGCGAGGTGGCGAACGACTCCGTGCAGACCCAGGTGATAGTCAACGGCGTGTACCAGAACTCGATGGGCGAGCTCTCGGAGGAAGCCTTCAACATTTAGGAGAAACGGCATGGCTAATCCAGTAAAGGCAGCGAAGACGGTGAGGAAGGCGAGGCAGGCGGCGGAGGCCGCCGCCAAGGCCAAGGCCACCGCGGAGGCCGCCGCCAAGGCCAAGGCGGCAGCCGAGACGGCATCCAAGGCGAGGACCGCGGCCACCGCGGCCACGAAGGCCGAAGCCGCGGCGAAGGCGGCGGAGGGCGCGAAGACCGCGTCCGGCGCCGCTTCCGCGGCAGACCGCGCCGAGAAGCTCGCGGCCCGCGCCGAGAGGATGGCATCCCGCAGCGGCGCGAGGGAGGCCGTGGCGAAGGCGAGGGCACGCGCGCAGGGCGCGGCGGCAGCCCCCGCCGCACCCGCGCCGAAGCCAGCCGCCCCAGCAGCCCCCGCGGCGAAGCCCGCAGCCGCCCCCGCGGCCTCCGGAGCCGCCCCCGCCGCAGCCGGCGAGGACTGGACGTTCTTCCGCAACATGAAGCAGTCCCGCGGCTACGACAAGGCGAAGTGGGACCGCATGCTGAAAGATGCAACAAATCCCGCCGACGTGCAGGCGCACGCCAGGGGATTCGGGTTTTCCATGACGGAGGACCAGGCGAAGCAGGTGCTCGCGTGGCGCGACACGCAGAAGGCGGGGAACACCCCGGCGTGGCAGCGCATGACCTCGCCGACGCCGACTTCCACGCCGTCCACGCCGCGCACCGGGAGCAACCCCTCGCGGACTCCCGCGCCGGGATCGAGGGGCTCGACCCACACCCCGCCCCGCAGTTCGGCTCCGAGCTCGACGCCTCCCGCGTCGAGCACGCCCGCCGCCACTCCTGACAAGCCGGAGCGGCTCTCGTTCGTGAACAGCCTCCCGTTCGGCAAGGGCTGGAAGGCCGAGACGAAGGGAGTGCCGCGCAGCAACTGGGCGAAGGCCGCGGCGACCGCCGGGGCGATCTACGCGGGCGACAAGCTCCTGAACACCGGGCTCGACCCCAATACGGGCGGAGCCATCGTGGACGCTTTCACGCAGGTCCCGAAGGGGCCGGGCGACTCGTTCATCGGCACGGCCGTCGCCAACCTCTTCGCCGGCTTGCAGACCGGAGCCACCGGCCGCCCGTCCGGCCTCGCACCGACGCGCGGGCAGTACGACGGTTGGAGCCCCGAGCTCGTCGCCTCGCTGCCGGGAATCCAGAAGGCCGTCGCCGAGCGCACGGCCCTCGCCGCCGCGCTGAAGCAGGCGTCGGAGGTTCCCGACATGTCGCCGACGGCCCTGAACGGACTGCTCGGCCAGATTCGCAAGTCCTACGACGAGGGCATGGCCCTCACGAACGGACTCGTCGGGGCCGACCTCGACAAGATGACGGAGCATCACACCAGCGTGTACCGCCAGCGCCTCGGGATGTTGCAGAACCTTCCGGCGATGAAGAGCCTCGTCAAGGGCAACGCCGACCGCGTTGCGCAGATGGTGGGCGGGCTCGAGGGCTCGTCCGACCTGTGGACGGACGAGGACAGGGCGCGCGTGCAGCCCGTCGTGGACAACTTCTACAAGCAGCCGATCGAGAACCAGGTGTTCTTCGACTTCGACGGACTCCAGAAGGCGATCGACACCAGAAGGGCAGCGGGACGGAGGTAGGACATGGCGGCGTTCGACTTCGACAGCCTGTTGATACCGCCGAAGGAGCAGAAGCCTGCTCCTGCCGCGCCTACGCCCGCGCCTACGCCCGCGCCTACGCCCGCGCTACGAGCACCGGTGATTGTACCGGGCTCGACGCCAGTGTCTCCCGTAGTCCACGCGGACTTGAGACAGCGCCCCGATGGGACGTGGGGTTCCACTCCGGCAACGGAGTATGACAATCTGATGCTCCCAGACGTGCCAGCTGCACCGACGCCGACCCCTGCGGTCTCTTCTGCGACCATAAAGCCGTCTGTCCCTGCCACAGTGGCAAGACCCCCGGCGCTCCCAGCAACCGTGGCCCCGTCGCCCTCCGCGAACGACGGCCACAAGGCCGGTACGCTCGCTGGCCCTGCTGTCGCGCCCGGCGGCGTGTCGCCGCAGGCGGAGGATGCAGACGCGCAGATGCGTCGCGACCTTTGGAAGTACGGCATGCAGCTGACGATGCAGCGCGCCTTCGAGATCGACCGCGAGAACCGTGCCGAGGCCCGCAAGGTGCGCTCCGGCGGATGGCAGTTCACGGGCGGGCACGTCAACTACAACATCAAGAACTACGGCAGCTACACGCCCCCGCAGACTTCGTTCCTCGACATGCTCAAGCCGTTCGACGACGGCTCCGCGACGCGCTACGCCTCGACCTACATTGGCCACGGCGAGCTGCTCCCGCACGGGCTCGGCTCCGACTGGGGCCGCTATCTCCAGTCCACCGAGAAGAACATGAAGAAGATGTACCCCGGCAAAAGCTGGGACGACCTGACGGCGTCGGAGAAGGACAAGGTGACGAACGCGCCGGAGGGCTCGACACACAAGTCCGTCAAGGAGATCATGGACGAGCGCCGGAACAGGCCGCCTTCGTGGTCCATGCCCGGGCACGGGTATATCCTGCCGGGCGGGCTGAACGGGCTCCCGACGCCCGCCCATCCGACGGAGAACCGGCCCTTGAGGCGCGGCGAGGTCGTGATCACGCCGTCGACCGGCGAGGACGAGAGGAGGAAGAATGGACAGCGTTGACCTCGCGATACAGGCCACGATGGCCCCCGCGGCGTCCGGCGCGATCGCCGGAGCCGTCGCGGACGGCACGCTCGGCGACATGGACTTCGACGACGTGAGGGCGCTCGCGGCGACCGCGGCCGGCCCGTTCCGCCCGGACGTGGAGGACGCCGTCCTCTCGCAGTTCTGGGGCGACGCCGTGGCGAAGCACATGATGGCCGGCATGAACCGCTCGGAGGGGCGCGAGGAGGAGGTCTCCGACGCCCGCCGCTCGTCCATGTTCGGGAAGCTCTCGGAGTCCGAGTCGGGCAGCCTCGCCCGCGCAGTCGCCGCCGGGGACGGCTCCGCGCTGCTCCGGCTGAAGGAGAACTACTATTTCAGCTGACGGAGGGAAGATGGCATACGAACCCATAGACACCCCCGACAGGTACGTCGACCGCTACGTGAAGTCGCTCCAGCCGCCTCCGCTCCCCTCGATGCACGAGGCGGACGCGAGGGAGGCGGCCCTGCGCGACGACATCGCCAGCGGCGGCTCCGTGTCGGGCTTCGCCTGGAACATGGACCGCTACGTGACGAAGCTCCAGTCGCTCGTCAACTCCGGGGCGTTCGCCGAGGCGAAGCAGTACTACGACGAGCTCCAGGACACGGTCGCCCGCAACAGGGACGGCCTCCTCGACCTCGCGGCGACGAAGCACGCCGGGGCGCTCGGGGACGCGCTCGCGAAGCGCGCGCAGCTCGCCGTGACCGGCGGGTTCGACGGCGCGGAGGTGAAGGCGTACGGCCAGACCATGACGCTCGGCGAGGTGCTGGGCGCGGGCAGCTCCTTCGTGAAGGACCGCTCGAGCCTCGAGGGGCTCGGCTTCAACTCCACCATCGCCGGGATGTTCTACGGGCGCACGGAGACGTCGGCGGACGGCACGGCGACGCGCCAGTTCGACGACCTCGACCGCGCCATGATGCGCCCGTTCGTGACCCCGTTCCTCAACGAGTCCGCGAAGGGCACGGCGGCGGGCGTCGTCCCGAACCACCTCCAGCTCAAGCAGACCGCCAACGCCGTCGCGGAGCTCCGCGACGACCTGCGCGGCGCGTTCGGCGAGGGCGCGGCCTCCGTTGTGGACTTCGTTCACTCGACGCACCGGGAGTCCGGCGGCGCGCCGCAGGCCCTGCGCTCCATCGTCGGCATCGCGCAGGCGATGCGCACGGACGGGCTCACGCCCCGCGACGTGGCCGACAGGACGCTCAACCTGTACAGCGACCTCGCGGGCTCGCTTTTCGGAGACAAGAAGATGACGGGCGACCAGCGCCGCTGGTTCGACGCCGCGCTCCTCTCCACCGTCAAGACCTTCGCCGCCAACAGCCAGAACATCGACCTCGAGAACCCCGCCTTCCGCAGGGCCTTCAAGGAGGCCGCGAACGAGTTCCGCGCCGCGTTCGACTACGGCGTGGACATCCGCTCGTCCGCGAAGGGCGCGGGCCAGAACGTGAACGCCGAGATCGGCGACTACGCGTTCCGCGCCGGGGCCGGCCTCCCGCAGAGGCCGGGCAACATCGTCCACGCCCTCCGGGGAGTCCGGCGCGGCCTCTCGAACCTCGTGACCGGCGGCAGCGACTTCACGCCCGAGGCGGTCGAGTCCCTGTCCGGCAGGCGCGGCGAGCGCAACACCGTCGAGGGCCGCACGGGCGGCACGTCCGGCTGCGTGGGCGCGGACGCCATCGCCTCCGACGCGCAGGAGTTCCTCTACCGCTTCGCCGTCCCGCACGCCGTGTCGCACCGCGACGTCGGCTCCGCGCTCCGCGCCGCGATCTCCCGCAGGGAGTCGAACGCGGAGCTGCGCGAGGGGCTCTCCGACGCGATCGGCGCATCCTTCCACGGCAAGTCCGGGAGGCTCGCCTCCCGCATCCTCGCCGACGAGATCCTCAAGGGCGTCGTGAACGGCTCCGGCGTGAACGTGCAGGACACGATCACCCGCCTCGCCTACGCGGAGCCCGCGTTCGCCCGGCAGTACCCGTCCGCCGTCGCAGCCTACAGGGCGTGGGTAGCCGGCAACGTGGCGGACGACGACATCCGCGCCATGCGCGCCCAGCTCGTCCGCCGCAACATGGCCAACGGCATGACCGAGCCCGACGCCCAGTCGAGGGCCTCCGGCCTCGCCGCCATCCTCCACGACATGAAGCGCTCCGGCAAGGACTACCGCGCCGCATGGCGCCGCGCCATGGTGACGATGCCCGGCTACGTCCGGGAGATCGACCCGAGGACCGGCAAGCAGGCGCGCGACCCCGAGCTCAACTTCCCCGTCATCCGCCGCCAGCTGATCGACTACGACCAGGCGACCGGCGGAAGGTACTCCACCGACCCCGAGGTCTTCCGCAAGGTGCAGGCCGACCAGGACGGGCTCGCGAAGGAGTACGAGTGGAACATGAAGGCCCGGCAGGACGCCCTCGCCGCCAAGCTGCGCGAAGAGCAGAAGGACTGACGAAGCGCGGTTGAGTAATCGGGGCGATTATGGTATAATATCGCCCATGAACTTTCCCACGCCGTGCACCCGCCTGAAGGAGGAACCTCATGGCATTGAATGACGACGCGCCGGGCGCCTTCGGGGGCCTCGGCTCTTCCGTTCCGCCCGCGGAAGACTCCCTGTACTCCGCCCACATGTCCTGGCTCTCCTCGCCCAACCGCGAGCCCGACCTCCTCGCGCAGGCCGAGGAGCCCCTCGTGCCCCAGGTGAACTACGCCGACGGGCCCGATCCAGCCGCGAAGAGGATCGGCAGGGCGAGCGACATCTTCCAGCTCGACACCGACCCGTTCGGCGATAAGACCGTCCGCTACGGCGAGCGCACCGGGATGACGGCGGACTACACCGCCGACACCGTGGCCGGCTTGAGCGTGTTCGGCAAGGAGATCGCCGCCGAGACCCTCCAGAAGACGGAGGCGGGGCGCAGGCTCCTCGAGCTCGGCGAGAAGAACCGGCGCGGCGTGAAGCGCGGGTTCCTCGACGCCATCACCGACTTCCAGTGGTCCGACCTCCCGTTCCTCGGGCTCGTCGCCTCCGTCGGCGGCTCCATCGCCGACGCCGTGACGGTGAACGAGACGATGAAGAAGCTCCAGAACGGCGAACCCGTCTCGGACGACGAGCTCATCAAGACGCGCCTCTACATGGCCGAGCAGGAGTACCGCTCGAACGGCTCCTGGGGCGCGACGGTCGGCGACATCATCCGCGCCGCCCCGGGCTTCATGGTCGAGTTCCTCGCGAGCGGCGGCACGCTCGGCGCGGCCCGCACCGCGCTCTACGGCGGATCGAAGGAGGCGATCCACCTCGGCATGACCCGCGCCTCCAAGACGCTCGCCCGCGAGGCCACCGAGCACTTCGCGCGCGAGTCCGTCGAGAAGGCCGCCGGGAAGACCTTCGCCGGCATCGCGGAGGGCGAGGCGCGCGAGCGCATCGTGAACCGCGTCGCCGGGCTCGTCGCGTCGAAGACGATGACCGGCAACCCCATGTACAAGGGGATGTCCGCCGAGGCCATTCAGTCGATGGCGAAGGCGAGGGCGGAGCACGAGTTCGCGCAGATGCTCGCCCGCAACGCGCACGGCGCGATGCGCAACAACCTCAACCGCTTCACCCAGTGGCTCGGGCAGAACGTCTCCCGCGGCCTCATGGACTTCGGCACGTGGGGCGCGGAGGAGTCCACCGTCCTCTTCACGAACCACACGAAGGCGGGCCGCGCGCTCGCCGACGCCGTCGGCACGTTCTTCGTCGAGGCCCCGATAAAGGGCGCCCTCCTCATGGCCCCGAACGCCTACGCCGCCCAGCCGCTCGTCGCGGCCGCCGCGGGGGCCGACCGCACCGTGAGCCAGTCGGAGCTGTCGCTCCGCCAGTCCGCGCTGATGACCGGCAACCGCGAGCTCATGGAGAACGCCGAGTCGATCGCGTTCGGCATGAACCTCCTCGAGTACGTCTCGGAGAACACGGGCCGCGGCTTCAAGTCGCTCGTCCGCGCCGCCGGGCTCGGCCTCGAGAACGCGGGCATGAGGGGCCTCGTCCGCCCCGCCTCGTCCGAGATTCTCGGCATCGTCCCGACGGAGGGCGAGACCGCCGTGGCGTTCGGCGGGAAGATTCGCCAGTGGATCGGCGACGTCTTCGGCTCCCGCGAGTCCTTCCTCAAGAAGGCGCAGGGGCAGAAGGCCGAGGCCGTCATCCGCGCGCTCGGCGTCACGGCGGAGGCCGACCGCTCCGCGATCCGCACCGCCGTCATGTCCGGCTCGTCGTCCGGGCTCCGCCAGGAGCTGCGCGACGCGGTCGGCGGGAACGTCGAGGCGTTCGCGCAGAAGGCGCTCAAGAAGATGTACGACGACGGCGTGAAGGACCTCCAGTACAAGTCCTACGCCCGGTTCGCGGTCGCCAACTGGATGGCCAAGCACCAGATCGGCCCCGAGACCGTGATGAACATGTACGAGCAGATGGGGTACGACGGAATCCTCGGCGAGATGTTCGAGGAGCGCTACAGCGACGTCGTGAAGGGGATGCTCGGCCTCGACGACCGCGCCGAGCACGACTTCTTCTCCAACCTCAAGGAGGCCGTGAAGGGCCTGTACCCCGGCTGGGACCAGCTCACCGCCGAGGCCGTCGGCTTCGCCATGCCGATGGTGACGCGCGCCGCGACGCTCCGCCTCCAGTCCGCTGTGGGAGGCGGCGGCAAGCTACAGGAGATACGCGCCCGCCTCGCCGGCATCGAGGACGCGCTCCGGCACGACAGCGTCGTCTCGATGAAGTTCGGCACGTACCTCGCCGCGCACGACGCGATGGCGGAGCAGGACCGCAAGGAGGTCGCGGAGCTCCAGGCGCGCCTCGACGAGGCGGACGCCGCCGGGGACAAGGAGACGGCGGACTCGATCCGCTCCGAGATCGAGACGCGGGAGAAGGTCTCGACGCGCAGGGAGGAGCGCCACCAGAAGTTCCTCGGCACCCTCTCGGACGCCGCGAAGGCGAACGCCGACAGCATCGTGAACGTCCCGCTCCTCGCGAGCCAGCAGCTTGCGAGCGACGAGGTCGAGGGCCGCACCCCGGCGCTCTCCTCGGAGCAGGCGGGCGAGACGCTCGAGGGGCAGGCCGCCATGGTGGACTACGCCCCGGAGCTCGCCCGCGTCCTCTACGAGGCCGAGGCCCCGCTCGAGGGCGAGGACCCGTCGTGGTTCCGCAAGGCCGCGCACAAGATCGTCGGGCTCGCGGGCGCCGTCGTCTCCGGCGACATGTCGCTCGCCGCGACGAACCCGGCGCAGTGGACGGCCCGCGACATGGGCCTCTCGGCCAACGTGTGCCGCGCCCTCAAGGAGGGCTTCCGGGCGGAGTGGCGCAGGCAGGCGGACGTGCTGCGCGACCGCATGGCGGCAGAGGCCGCCGCGGCGGGACGCGGCAACGGATCGTTCTCGCCTTCGCGCAAGGCCGTGACGGACGCGGCCGCCGAGGCGTTCGCCGGCAGGGCGAAGCAGATCATGGGCGCGTACCTCGCCGCCCACCAGCTCCGCTCGTTCTCCGACGGGCGCATCCGCGACCAGGCGCTCGCGCACGTCGCGAAGTCCGAGGGCCTCGAGCACGTGACGGCGGAGGACGGCTCCGTGTCGTTCGTCCGCTTCGACGAGGCAGCGGGCGCGTTCGACCAGGACAGCGCCGTCTCCGCGTCCGATTTCTATGAATCTCACAGGGACGCCGTCGACAGGACGGCGGAGAAGCTCGCCGTCGCGACGGCGGACATCCTCACGCGCAGGCTCACCAAGTCCTTCGACGCCGACATGCGCATCCTCAACATGGTGCGCCTCCCTGCGTCGTCCGACATGGTGGACGCGGCGATCTACGACTGCGCGCTCCACATGATCGGCGGGCAGAACCTCGCGTACGTTCAGAACATCGACGGCGAGGTGCCGCTCCGCGAGGCGATCTACAGCTCGTCTGTCGGGCGCGTCAGCATGCCGGTCGTCGACTACCTCGCGAGGTTCGACTCCGTCGACCACCCCGACCTCGACAGGCGCGCGCTCGAGTCCGTCGCGTGGTCGCTCAACCTCCGCTTCGACGGGACGGCGGCGGGCCTCGCCGAGCGCGACCGCAAGATCCTCAACATGGCGAAGCTCGCGACGATGCTCGACCGCGGCGACCTCCGCCACTTCGCGAAGACGACGCGGGCGACGGAGGACGACCTCCGCGTCCACTCGACCGGCGCGGCGGAGCTCACCGCCCGCGAGACGGAAGACGGGCGCTTCGAGGTGGACTTCGGCATCAAGACCGTGAACGGGCGCGCCGAGCGCGACCTCCGCACGTTCGACGACGAGGAGGCGCTCCGCCAGGAGATGTCCCGCCTCGGCTACGCGCCGACGAAGGCGCGCATCCTCCTCTCGCAGGCCAAGGTCGTCGAGTGCACCGACATGTTCAAGATGATCCGGGAGCTCGACCTCGCGCCGGACTACATCGTCGCCCTCGGCGAGAACGCGCCCCGCGCGCGGCTCCACCCGATGCTGCGCCGCAAGGCCGACGGCCACTTCGTCGACGAGGACTGGGCGCGCGAGCGACTCGCCCGCGAGCTCTCGATCGCGTCGCACTGGGACCCGGAGGCGCAGGTCGTGATCGGCGACGCGGGCGTCTCCGACAAGACCGTCCGCTCGACGTGGATAAACGTCTGGGGGCCGAACGGCTACATGCGCGTCGGGGAGCGCCTGCTCGCCGACAGGAAGGTCTCGGTCGACACCATGTCGAAGTACGCGGGCGAGTTCTCCGCGTACTCGCCGAAGAAGTACACGCTCTCCGTGAACGTCGGCAAGCTCTCCGCGAACTCCTCGGACATCGTCGTACCGGTCGACCCGTCGGTCAACCCGGACATGACGAGCGGCCTCGTGAACGCGGTGCTCATGCGCGCCTATGCGTCCCACGGGCGGCTCATCCGCAACGCGCTCAACGGCGTCGTCTCCGACTTCGTGCACGAGGTGGACGCCATCGCCGAGACCGCCATGCAGGAGGCCCGCGACGCGAACGACACGGAGCTCGTCAGGAGCCTCGCCGCGTTCCGCCGCGAGTGCACCGCGGAGGTGGACCGCGAGGCCACGACCTCCGACGGGCGCACCGTCGTCCGCCGCGGCGTCGGCCTCACGCCGACCGGATTCGTCACGCTCGCCGGCGCGTTCTGCGCGTACCAGGACAGGAAGTACGCGGAGTCCCCGTATCTCCGTGCCGTCGCGAAGATCGCGCCCGCCGTCCGCCGCGCCGCGTCGTTCATGGACTTCACCAACCTCGTCGACCTCACGCTCGGCGGGAACGGCTTCCTCGACGCCGCCGTGGAGAACGCGGCGGGAGGCGTCGCGGACGCGGGCTCGCAGCGCGGCATCCGCCAGCTCATGTCGTACGCGGCGGGGAACCCCAACGCCCTGCGCGACGCCGTGAGGGAGTCGCTCCCCGGCGGGCTCGGCTACACCGCCTTCCTCAACGGCTGCATCACGCGTCTCTCGTCGAT